GGTGAATTTGCCGTACCCCGGCCAGCCGCAGTATCCCCAGTACGCACCGCCCCCGCCGCAGTATGCACCGCCGCCGCAGTACGCCCCGCCGTCGCCGCCACAAACCGACCCCAACCTGGTCGCGTTGTTGTCGCAGTTGGCCCAGGGCATGCAGACGCTCAACCAGCGGGTCGGGGCCGTCGAGCAGGCCCCGCGACAATCTCACGAGTCCCGCCCGTCGCCTGAGCTGTCGACCCGTCCGGCTGACCCACGCCCTCGTATGGCTCCGGCGAAGTCGGTCATTCGCAGGAAGGTCGGCGATGATAACCCGTACGCTGCCGACTCTCAGAAGCCAGTTTTTGAGGACTCGGTCCGTGCGGCCCGCGATCACCGCCGCGACGACGATGACCGCAGCCGCGATCGCGACCAGCACCTCGACGAACTGGCGGACGATCACCGGGACGGGATTATTGTCGGCTTCGAGACTCTCGGTCTGCCGTACATCACCGGTCCGATCGGTCTCAAGGCCCGCCGCCGGGTGTTCTTCGAGTTTCCCGAGACGGGCAAGCAGTCGGCGTTCTACCACGACGTGATCGAGAGCAAGAACTGCATCGCCCTGGTGTACGACACGCGGTACGAGGACGGCCAGCAGTACGAGCCGCCGGATCTCGACATCAAGCAGATCAAGCTGCACGTTCCGCACCTGAAGAAGACCTTCGTTGTGTCTTCGATGGGTTTCTCGTACCCTCAAGGCGTGTTCGACCACGTTGTGTTGGTCAAGCACGACGTCGAGACCCTGGACTACGAAGACGTGAAGTGATGTAGTCCGTACACAGAGGAGCAGGTTATGATGGAGAAGACTGGAGTTTGCTCGGGCGAGGGCGAAGCACCCAAGCCCGACGAGAAGAAGGCTGCCGACCAGCCGGCGGATCAGAAGTGCGGCCACGTGCACCAGGGGTGCGGCCACGACACGCTGAGCAAGATGGCCGAGAAGGCCGCTGAGACGCCAAAGCAGTAAGCCTCGGGCAGATCACAACACGGACATGGAGGTCCTTCAATGGGATCTGCTACACTTCGCGGTCAGTTCGCTCGCTTCTCCGGCGTGGGAGGCGGCGAACAGTTCCCAGATCCCTTCCTCGACGTCTCGTCTCTCGCCGTCCCCGGTACGATGCGGAACGCACTGTACTGGTGCGAGTACATCTACTCGATCTTCGGCACCTACCGGATGGCGATGGAGCGGATCATCTCCTACTTCCTCACGGACGTGGAGATCCGCAACGTCAGTGACGACGAGAAGAAGAAGTGGGATGGCTTCCTCGACGACACCCTCGACATCATGACGGTGTTGCAGAACCTCCTCCGCGACCGGATGTGCTACGGCAACTCGTTCAGCTCGGTCATCGTGCCTTTCAAGCGGTTCCTGGGGTGCCCCAAGTGCGGTGCCCATTACCCGCTCAAGGTGGTGATGGAGAACGCCGCGTTCGGGTTCGCCTTCAACATGCCGGACTTCACGGCCACGTGCCCGCAGTGCAAGGTGGGCGGCGGCTACCGGGGCAAGTGGCGGATCGACGACAAGGCCGATGACGAAGAGACCAAGATCAAGGTCAAGCGGTGGAACCCGCACGAGATCGAACTCCTCCATGACCCGTACACGCACGAATGTCACTACCTCTGGCGTATCCCCGAGGAGTACAAGCGAGCCGTCCGCCAGGGCAACCTGTTCCATCTTGAACGGGTGCCCAAGCAGGTCTTGGACGCCATTCACAAGAACCAACTGTTCCGATTTAACGACGACACCATCTACCACATGAAAGAGCCGACCCTCGCGGGCGTGCTCAACCGGGGCTGGGGTATCCCCCGGATCATCTCGAACTTCCGCCAGATCTGGTACGTCCAGGTCTTGCACCGCTTCAACGAGGCCATTGCCCTCGACTACGTCATTCCGTTCCGCCTCATCACACCGGGTGCCCGCCAGGGCAGCAGTTCGACGGGTGGCATCGCCCAAGATCCGCTGATGATGTACAACGGCGGCGACTTCCGGGGCCAGGTCCAGTCGATGATCAAGCGTCGCCGCCGCGATCCTGCGTCGTGGCAGGTGCTGCCGTTCCCCGTCAACTACCAGATGCTCGGGGCCGAGGCCAACCAGCTCGCCCCGCGTGAGCTGATGGATCAGGGCATGGAGACCCTGCTCAATGACGCCGGCACGCCTGTGGAACTGTACAAGGGCTCCCTCCAGCTTCAGACGGCCCCGGTGGCCCTGCGGCTGTTCGAGAGCACGTGGCACCACCTGGTGCACGACTGCAACTCGGCCCTCCAGTGGATTGTCAAGCAGGTCGGTCAGATCCTGTCGTGGGAGACGGTGGACGCGATCCTGAAGCGGGTCACCATCGCCGACGACATGCAGAAGCAGATGTCGGCCCTCCAGCTCATGATGAGTCAGCAGCTGTCGGGGACCAGTGCCCTGTCGGCCCTGGGGTACGACTGGATTCAAGAGCAGAAGCAAATGGCCGAGGAGTCCCGGACTCAGTCCGAGATCCAGAGCCGCACTCAGGAAGAAATGGAGCAAGCGGGCTTTGCACAACAAATTGCAAAAGGTCAGCCTCCTGCTCAGGGAGGCGGGTCTGCTGGTGCTGGTGGCGGTCCTCCTCCCGGCGGTGCTGGCGGTGGAGGCGGCGGTGGTGCTCCTGGTGGTGCCGCCCCTGACGCTGCTACTGCTATGCAAGGAAGCATGGCTGGTCCTGTCACGCAGTACATGCAGCAGCTGTCGCCGAATGTTCCCCAGACTCCGCAGGACATGATGGCGGCGGCAGACACGATTGCTCAGGGTTTGCTTGGGAGGCCCGAGGGCGAGAAGGACATTGAGCTTCGTAAGCTCAAGCAGGGTAACCAGGTTCTGCATAGCCTGGTCACCGCCCGCATGGACCAGATCCGTCGGGACACAAAGAGCCAGGCGGGTAACCAGGCCATGGCCCAGATGCAGCAGGGCGGCGGGGGTGGAGGTCAGTGATGCAACCCAGATTCCTGGTCATCATCCCGACCTACGGGCAGTTCGACTATGCGGCGGCGGCGTGCGAGTCCCTCTTCCGGACGACGCCCGACGCCGCCGTAATGGTCGTTGACGACGCCAGCCCCGAGATGCTCGACCGCTACAAGTACAACGAGAACGGACCGCACCCGCTTCTGGCCGAGGTCGCCAAGGAGTACCAGACCCGCTTCATGTACCTCGGCTTTCCCGACAATGGCGGGCTAACCCGGTCCTGGAACGAGGGTCTGCGGGCGGCTCGCCTACTCAACTTCGAGTTCGCCTGCTGCACGAACAGTGACGTGCTGTTCACTAGGGGGTGGACGACGTCCCTGGTCCACTGGCTCGACAAGGGCTACGCTCTGGTCGGCCCCGTGTCGAACGCCCCCGGTATCACGGCCGAGGGACGTCAGGAGGTCGACAAGTACCTGCTGGGCTACCACCTCAACGACAGTCCCGAGTACCTGGACGGCATCGCGGAGATTCTCTACAAGAGGCACTTTAACAACGTGGTGCTCTCGTCGGTCAACGGCTTCTGCATGATGGCCAAGACGGTCGTGTGGTGGCAGAATGCGTTCGACAAGGAGCACGTGTTCAAGCCCTCCAACCCGTGGAACAGTAAGGGTCGACCCAACCCGACCCCGCTGATGACTCTCAACGAGGACGAGCTGCAAGGACGGTGGCACAAGGCGGGTCTCAAGACCGCCGTGGTGCCCGGCTCGTTTGTATTTCACTACCGTGCTGCTACCCGAGGAGAGCGGTACAAGCGGGGCAAGTGGTTCCGAAAGGTGACGTGATGTCTGCGACTGTCTGGTCCACCGACGAGCCGAAGTATCCGGGGTACTACTGGGCGATCTCCCGGCACGGGGAGATTGACCTCGTCCGCGTGCGTTCGATCGTGCATGACTACCCATCGACCGGCAACTTGCTCGCGACCAAGTACAACTACACGTTCGGCGACATGTGTGCCCCGGACACGATGCGGTGGACGCACTGGACGCCCGCCGTGGCCCCCGAACGGCCCGCCAAGTTGCCCGAGCCTCCGACAAAGAAGGAAGAGCCGCCACGCAAGATGGGGCACAGGGAGCGGAATGAAAAGGTCCTCGAAGACGCCATCCGGGAGCAAACGAAGCAGGCCCCGATCAAGGCCCGGTTCCAGACGCTCACCGCTGCTGAGGGCGACACGGTGTCGCAGACCGTGCGTGTCGGCGAGGGCATGATGGTGATCGACGGCGTTGCCGTGATGCTGGACTTGGGTATGCCTGCCAAGGACGATAAGGTTAGCGACCTGGAGACAGGTTGGAACCTGGTACGAAAGGACTTGCTGGACCGGTTGAGCAAGATTGCCCACGGCCGGGAGGAAGTGGGTGTCCGGCACCTCCTGGCGATCGCTAAGGAAATCGCGGCCGAGGTGGTGACAATGTCCGAGGCCGGGCGTGCGGGGGCGTATCGCCGCTTGCGTGCCGTGAACCCGACAGTGCTGTGTATGGTGAAGTCGTTTGTTACCCCCGCCAACGAGAAAGAGGACAACTCGCTGCCACGTCCCTAATTCACACCCCTTCAAGGAAGAAGGTCTGCCATGCGTGTAGCGGTATACACGGGACTGTTTGGCTCGATCACAGATCGGCTCAGGTCCCCGCTGTACGAGTGGCGTGAAGAGGTCGGGGTCGACCACTTCGTGTTCACGGACCACGACCACGGGTTCCCTGCCCCGTGGCAAGCCCGCCCCTTAGCTTGGCGGCACCCCGGCAGCTCGCGACGCACCGCCCGCTACCATAAGGTGATGGTGCACGAGCTGCTCCCGGACTACGACTGCTGGGTTTGGATCGACGCCTGCCTCCAGTCACGCACGCCCATCTCGACTATCCTCGACTCAATCACCGGGCCGCGTGAGATCGCCACGTTCAAGCACCCACATCGCAACTGTGCGTACTCCGAGTTCGTGGCGTGCACCAAGTTCCGCAAGGACTCGGTCGAGGTGATGCAGAAGCAAGTCAGTGAGTACAAGTTCAACGGGTTCCCGCCGTCCTACGGCCTGGCCGAGACCGCCTGCCTCGTCCGACACAACTATCCCGACGTGGTCGAGTTCAGCACGTTCTGGTGGGATCAGATCCAGAAGCACAGCCTGCGGGATCAGATCAGCTTTCCCTACACCTCGTGGAAGTTCGGCACGCCGTGGGGCGAGCTATTGGGTTGCCGGGACAACTCGCCGTACTTCGTGTTTCACAAGCACACTAATCACGGAGACGGCCGATGATCACCATCCTGACCCCCTACGGTCGTAACGAGGTCACTATGGCGGCGATCCGCCTGGCCGACCTCGGTGTCGCCGCCGGCATTGACGTTAAGCTCGTTGCCTTGGGCGTGCACGAGCAAGGCATTCACCCGTACTGGGACAAGCACGTTGTCAGCGGCCGGGACAACGGCCTGTACTTGGCCGTTCGTACCGCTTCCCGTTGTGTGTGGTTCGTGTGCGACGAAGAGTACCACGACATGGCAACACTCGTGTCGGACAAGGCCAAGCACATCTTAGTCCCGTCCTGGCACCATTTGACACTTGACGCCAAGGGGTTCGTAGCCGGTGGCTTCGACACTATCGTGTGCCCGACCAAGCTGTGTCACCACCTGGTGCGGACACACATCTTCAAGGATAAGGTGCCCGACGACAAGGTACTGACGTGGGGCCGGTGGGACTCCGGTCTTACGTTGACACCGCACGAGGGTCTGAGTGGCAGCGGCGGGGTTAAGCTCTTGGTGGCGTGCGACACGCACTGTATCGACGAGTGCGGGCTGATGACACTGCGGATTGTCAATCAGCTCCTCGAACAGGTCGAGCACAGCCGCGTGACGCTTATGTGCACCAAGACTTGGTCGAAGCGAGATCGGGGACGGATTCAGGGCTTGGTGGCTGTGTGGCAGGGGCGGCTGATGGTGCTTTATCCGACATCCATGGTTGAGCAGACGCATGTGATGCAGACGCACGATTGGTGCCTGATCCCGTCCGTGAGGGCAGACTTCGGCCTCGTCGCGACGCGGGCACACGCCTGCGGTCTGCCCGTGATCACGTACGACGTGGCTCCGTTCTCAGAACTCATCACCAACAACTACAACGGCGTCTTGGTGCCGTGCGAGTTAGGGGCCAATTGGATGCAGGCACCCGTGGCCGCACCCAGCAGCGTGCAGTTCCTCACCACCGCGATCGCCGCCCTGACGGACAAGACCAAGTTGTTTCGCCTCCAGTCGGGCGACTGGCGTTTATCTGTCAACCGCAAAGCATTCGCCGACCTGTGGTTGACCATTTGGGGCGTGGGTGGGTAGTCTACTGCCTCTTCGGAGAGGAACGAATCACCATGATGCGGAACGGCGAGATGGGCTGGCGGGATTTCCCAAAAGGTCCTCCATCGCCCGCCAACAAGGAGGATGTGGTGGCTGAGAAACCGACGGAAGAGGAAATGCAGAAGGTCGCCGAGCAGGCAGCCGCTGCGGGCAAGGCCGTGGGCAACAAGCCGGTGGTGACCCGGAGCGTCGCCCCGAAGGTTATGGCCCCGGCGACGGGTGCCATCGCCCCCAAGGTCATGATTCCGCCGCGTGCGGGCAGCCCGACGCCGACCAACGTGGCCAAGTCGCTGAGCCCCTCGTCCCGCCAGCAGGCCGTCAAGCAGGTCGTGGTCAACGATGAGTTCGGTTACGACGTGGCCTTCAACATGGCGTTCCTGGGCACCGGCCAAGGCGGCAGTCGCATCGCCAACGCCTTCTACCAGCTTGGCTACCGCCGCGTGGCGGTGATGAACACGACCGATATGGACTTCGCGGGTATCGCCGAGCCCATCCCCAAGCTCAACCTGGCCGTGGGTGGTGCCGCCAAGGACCCCATCTTCGCTGCCAACAGCCTTCGCGGGCGTGAGGAGGAAGTGTGGGACCTCATGACACGGTCGTGGGGCAATTCGCCGGACTACGCTCTGATCTGTGTTGGGCTGGGTGGTGGGACTGGCAGCGGCACGACGCCGATTCTGGTCGACCTGGCCCGCAAGTACATGGAGAGCAAGGGCAAGCCCCCGAGGGTTGGTTGTATCGTGTCGTTGCCGCCGACGACCGAGGGGCAGCAGGTGTCGAAGAATGCTGTGCAGACGTTCAAGACCCTCCTGGACATGAAGGTCAGCCCGATGCTGATCATCGACAACGCCCGCATCCATGAGCTGTACAAGCCGGGCATGACCCGCCTGCACGCCACGGCCAACGAGACCGTGAGTCAGCTGTTCCACTTGTTCAACCAGCTCGCCGCCGTGCACAGCGAGTTCATCACGTTCGACCGTGCGGAGTTCGCCCAGCTCCTCGACGGCGGCGTGGTGGTACTCGGTGCGGCCGACATACCTGTGGAGTCGATCAACACCCCGGCGGACATCTCGACTCGCATCCGCGAGGACTTGACCAACAACGTCCTGGCCACGGTCGATCTCAAGCGGGGCAAGAAGGCGGCGTGCCTGTTTGTGGGCAGCCAGGACGTGCTTGACAGTCTCAGCCTCGACTACTTCGACGCCGGGTTCACGCAGCTCGACCGCTTGATCGGGTCGGCGTACAGCAAGAAGGTGCCCACCGTCATCCACCGTGGCCTTTACTTGGGTGCCGAGCCTGGGCTACAGTGCTACACGATGATTTCCGAGCTTGACCCGCCACTCGACCGGCTGGCCGAACTCGGGAAGAAGGGCATGCTCGACACCGCGTCGAGCCCCAAAGGCGTGGCCTCTTTCTTGGGTGTACAGGACTAATGGAACCCGACCTCTGTCAGATCTCGCTGATGGTGCACATCAGCTGGGCGGACGGAGAGTGCAGTAACTTGCACTCCCCTAACGTCGCCCGCAACGACTGGACCGACGAACAGATCGTCGCGTTCCTGAAGTCCGAGATGGAGGGCCACATCGCCATCCTTCAGGCGAAGCTGGCCCAGCGGTCGAAGCGGATCAAGGACAACCCGCCGCCCCTCTCGTCCATGGAGAAGTCCATCGCGGCACTGATGAATGAGGTCGAGGTGGTTCCGCTCGCGTATCCGGCGATGCACCCGAAGAAGCCGAAGAAGGGCTGAAGGCCGCAGACACTACCAACCACGAACCAGGGCGAACAGGATGTTTGGCGACTCGATCTACCACACAAACCCGGCCACCGAGGACCTACCCCACCTCATCGCCCTCCTTACTAAGGAGTTCCAGGCGTACGTGGACGAGGCCCGCATGAAGCACGGCATCAAGCCGGACAAGAACGCCAAGCCGCCGTCCGCGAACGACTTCATTAAGTTCGCTGTGGCGTACCTCGATAAGAACCGCCCCGTGCAGTTCTTTCCCGTGGACAGCAACCACGGGTTCCAGCTGTCTAACCACGTGCGGTGCACGATCAGCCCGAGCAGCAAGGTGGCGGGCACCATGCAGGACTCCGGGGCGGTGCACGTGACCACCGGCGAATCCCAGCCCGGCATGGACGGCGTCAAGAAGTCCGAAGAACTCCGGATCATCTGATGCGAATCGTCTCCCGCGACGAACTGATGAGCATGCCCGAGGGCACGGTCTACTCCCAGTGGAAGCCGTGCTACTCGTCCGGTCTGTTCGTGCACGGCGGTCCGTGCGGCGTGGACTGGCTCGAAGCGGACTGCCTGCCCGAGAGCGACGACCACGGCAAGCTCTTCGTGGATGACCGGTTCGGCCGCGAGGGCATGTTCGCCCACAAGCAGCAGTACGCCGTCTACGAGACCGAGGACCTGCACAAACTGGCCCGCATGTTGGGCATGCGTGTCTTAACCCCCAACGAGCTGAAGTACGAGAAGGCCGGCAACCCGGATTGGCCTTCCCAGAGGGAGTGCGACCGTGCCGAGTAGCGACGAAATGGACTTCAGTCAGCCGAGTCCTGAGCGGGACCGTCAGGTGACCCTGGCGTTGACGCACTTTTTCGATGCTTACTGCAAGGACGAGGAAGTTCCCGACGTCCACCGGCACGTCATCAACCCCGAGGCGTTCCTGGGGTGGTTGCAAGGGCATGTCGTCTCAATCGACACCGACGAGATGCAGACCCGGCTGAAGCTGCATCCCGAGGTATTCACCTACATCGAGGCTCTGAGCCATTCACCGAGTGCCGTGCAGGCGTTGGCTCCGGTGTGGAACGCCATTGTCACCGCAACGCGGGCCATGCCCAAGCGAACACTGGCCTCGACCAAGCTCCTATACATGCTGGAGTGGGACGACGGCACGATCCTGCCCGTCATGATCCACACGCCGGTCGAGATCGTTGAGGGTCAGGGTTTCACGGACGGCATTGTGTGCACGTTGCTCGCCAACCAGGTGAAGCAGCTCGTCAACATGGTGCTGACTGACGGCCTTGACGGCCTGTACGCCAAGTTCGGGGACAACCATGGCGGCGATGGGCCGTTCGTCGAACTCATGAAGGGGATCGTCCGTCAGGTCATCCCCGGCAGGCGGGAGGACGGCCATCCCCACAGTGAGCCCATGAAGGCGTTCATGGGCAAGTACATGCGACTGATCCATGCGTGCATCAAGCCCCCGGTCCCGCCCAATGTGCAACAGCTCATCGACGAGCGGCGGGCCAAGAAGGCGGCGGAAGCTAAGCCGGGTGAGCTGGTCGGTGGGTTCGATGCTCCGGCGGGCTGAGACGTAGATTCCAGTTTCTAGATCGGCGTGGGGCCGTCCCCACGCCGGCTTGTGTTTGGTGCCGGAAGTTGCGAACATAAGGACATCCATGGAGGGGTGCCCGTGCCTTTCAAGTCCAAGGCCCAGCAACGCCCC